TTTTGGAAAGGCGCTAACTTCAAATTGAAGATTAGAAAAGTTGATGGTTATTGGAACTATGATAAGTCCGAGTTTGAGGCTGTGTCACCAGTTGCTGAAGATGATGAAAAAATCAAATCAATTTGGAAACAACAGCATCCTCTAAAACCTTTCCTAGACCCTAGTAATTTCAAAACCTATGATGAACTCAAAGAGAAACTGAATAGGACAATTACGGGTGTAAGAAGCACAACTACTGCTGATAAAGTAGACCTCCCACCTCAAAACAACAGTAGTGTGAAAAGTAATGAAGTCGCTTCGACTTCTGCTAGTGATGATGACGATACGTTGTCTTACTTTAGTAAATTAGCAGAAGAGGAGTAATTCTCTCTCGCTTCATAAAACTTGAAAGGGCGCCTGAAAGGGCGCCTTTTTTATTATAAATATTGGTATGGCTATAAGCATACTCGATCCCTTAAAATACGCACAAGGTGGTATTCGAAAGAGTGCCAATTGGTATAGAAAAACTGTTGCCGATTTAGGTGATAGAATAACAGCTAGAAAGTTAATGTCATCTGGAAAATTAAATGGTATTCCTAGTAGTGGAAGATTAAATATGTTCTTCTATGACCCTAAATATAAACAAGTATTACCTTATTATGATAGATTCCCACTGGTATTACCTTTACAAACAATTCCAGGTGGATTTATGGGAATGAACTTTCACTATTTAAGACCATTACAAAGAGTAAGTCTATTAGATAGATTACAAAAATTTGCGTCAGGTGGAATGAGTAAGAATACGAGAATAGATGCAACTTATGACGGAGTAAAGAACATAGGTATTGCAAAAACAACAATTAAGAAATATCTATTTGGTCACGTGAGATCAAGTTTTTTAAGAGTTGATTTTGACGAGGCAGCATTAGCAGTAATGTTACCTGTACAACAATTTAAGAAAGGTAGTCCATACTAATGGCGATTTTAAGAGGCGGAAAAAGAATTGGTGGATTTGATGTAAGAATAGGTTTACCTAGAGATAGAAGCCTAGATAATGTACAATCTGATCCAAGATTAAGACAAAAAGCTGGTGGTAATCCTGAAACTACAATGGGTAGATTTCAAGCTATGGTTAATGAGGGTGAAGGATTTCAAAGAAAAGCAAGATACTATGTGGAGTTTGGTTTACCAAAAGGAGTAACTGCTGCAACACCATTAGGTGACTTTGATTTAGTTGATGTTTCAAACCAAGAAGAATTACAAGGATTTTCATCTAATACACAATTAAGGTCTATGATGTATGATAATACAAAAAGACGTGTACAAGCATTTTGTAGTGAAATAGCGATGCCTAATAGGGAAGCAATTTCAAAGGAAATTAGACATAATGGTCCTAAAAGAAAATTTGTTTATGATTATACATCTGCACCAATTACTGCTACTTTTTATACAGATAAGTTTATGAGAGAAAGAACATTTTTTGAACTATGGCAAAAAGCAGCATTTAGTAATTTTACGCACAACTATAATTATTACAATGATTATGTAGCACCAATTGATATATTTGCTTTAGGAAGTTTTGCAAGTCGGCAAGAACGAGATGATAAAACTTATGGTGTAAGATTATTTGAGTGTTATCCAAAAACTATCAGTGAAGTATCATTTGCTCATACATCAAACGAGTTACAAACATTTACAGTCACATTTGACTTTAGATATTGGGTTAATTACCAAATTGATAGAACAGGAGGAATAGAATTAGGAGAATCAGATTTTAAACAACCAACTGTAAAAAGAGCAGGTGGTGTATTTGGAGGATTAATTAGTAAACTACCACCAGAAATAAGAAGAGCTGGTAGAGATGTATTAAATGAATTGAGAAGACGAGCACCTATAGGAAGAATTACAGGCGGAAGAGTTTTCCCACCATTTAAGATACCTCCACTAAATATATAAAATTAATAAGGAGATATTATGGCGTTACCAAGTGTAGAAATACCAAGATATGAATTGACTTTACCATCGCAAGATATTAAAGTACAATATAGACCATTTCTAGTCAAGGAAGAAAAGATATTGATGATGGCAATGGAATCAAAAGAAAATAAAGAAATAGTATTAGCAATAAAAGAAGTTTTAAATGCTTGTACTTTTGAAAAATTAGATATAGATAAACTTCCAATGTTTGATTTAGAATACATACTTTTACAAGTTAGAGCTAAATCTGTAGGTGAAGTAGCAAAATTTAGAGTGTTATGTCCAGATGATAAGGAAACTTTAGCGCCAGTAGAAATTGATTTATCAAAAATAAATGTTGAAGTTGATGATGAACATACTAACAACATTATGGTAGATGAAAGTAGAAAATTAGGAGTTGTTTTTAACTATCCAACGATAGAGTCTAGTCAGGTTGGTTCAAATTTATTAAATGAGGGACAAAATTTAGATACAGTATTTGAAATTATTGTAGATTGTATTGACCACATTTATGAAGGTGACAAGACTTATCCAGCAAAAGATAGTACAAAACAAGA